GGAACCTATCAAAGAATAATCTAGTATGTCATATTCTTTTTCAAATTCTTCAAACTGTGCTGTAATCATATTTAACACATCAATTTTGATTTTTGGATTATCAGTATCTTCATCATCAAACACACCTGGTGCATATGTTTTTCTAGGTATGTCTATAATACTTTCGTTAAACTCTTTAAAATTTTTCATTGTCCGTTCCCGTTCCCGTTACCGCCACTATTGTTTCCGTTACCACCACTTGAACCATTACCATTTGTTCCATTACCATTCTGACCATTGCCATTTGTTGTATCAGTTTCTTGGTCACCATTATTACTTCTTGCCCCAAAATAAGGATAGTATCTAGTCACTCCTATAGGCACACATACTTTTAATTTGTTATCAAATCTATATCCTTCTGGACACTTTTTTGTCTTTTGTGCGGCTGTAATAAATGTTCTAAATGAATCCATTATCCTTTTACCCAATCTTTTGCCATAGTAAAGTTTGCCCTACTAAACTCTAGTCTATCAACTAGTTTAACAGCGCCACCTTTTTTAATTGCTACATAACCTTCTGGATTAGTAACTTTGTAACCATTCTTTGTTCTTAAAAAAGAACCAATACTTTGTATCTGATTTAACTTACCTAACAATAATGCTTTTGCTGTCTGTAAAGTTATATAAGTTGCAATCGTAAAATAAAGACCATCTCTATTTGGTCTTAATATCTTCATACCTGCTTCTAATATCTCTTTATATTTTTGTTTAGTAGCAGGTGTCTTTTTACTATCAATTTCTTTTTTCAATCTATCTCTAAAATATACTTCAAAATTATTTGCTAATGCTTTTGTATTTGTAATTGCTGTGCCTTGTCTAATATATGTATTAAAAAATGTTTTCATTTGAACGCCTAGAGATAAAGGTCCTTTATCTTTTTTTATTAAGTCAACAAACTTACCTGCTTTGTAAGCAGAACCCTCTGCCATTCTAATTATAGCGTCAAACTTTGATTCTTCGCTCTTATCAAATCCTGCATTACCAACTTGTTTATAATTAGCATTATCAAAAAATACATTCTTATTTTTTTTTAATCCTCTTGTACTCGCACCAAAACTTGCTGTTAAACCTTTCATAGTTTTACCAGAGTATGATGTATGAAATATGATACCTATTTTTGCATTATTGATTTCTGTATAAATGTTTCTACCAAGTCCTAGAAAACCAGAACTAACTTTTGGTACTGCATATGTAATAGTGTTAGGTGTAAATACGATTGAGTCCTTACCAGCAACTTTTGCTGTTTTCTTATCGTCTGTAAAGAGTAAGTCACCTTGAAGAACACCTTTGATACCTAATGAAGGAAGATATTTAAGTGCTGTTTTTAATTTATCTGCTAATGCACCACCATGATTTTTACTAATATCAGCATTAGTATAATTTATTTTAGGTGTAACATTGAATATAGATTTTGTGCCGACAAAGAACTTGCCATTTTCTGGATTGATACCACAAAACACAGCTGGCGCACCGTCCCATTTTACTGAAACTGTGGATCCACCTGATCCGCCTTGCAACATTTTTTTGATGGACTTTAAAAATTCAATCGAGGTCTTTGCCCCTTTAGTTCCATTATTAATTATTTCATCTTCTAAATGTTCAAGGTGTGTATTTCTATCTTCTATAAGATATTTTTGAAAACCTTGCATTTAACACTCTCTCCATTTAATATTATCATAGTATATTTATATTATATCATATTTCGGTACCATTGTCAAGCACTTATTTTGCAATAACAAATTTACCTGATTTCGGAGAACGACTAGAGGTATACTCTACAAATTTTTGAAGAAACTTATCATTAAGTTTTCTCTTTTTTTTATCGTCCTGATTTGCCGTAAACCACTTATATAGTATCGGCATAATATTATTACATATATAAACACCACTTAAATCTACTCTATCTGCCTTATATGCGTCATATATTTGTTCACCATTCTTTGCTTGTTTTAATATTCTTTTATTATCACTTTGTTTTACTCCATAAATCTTATTAAGTTTATCTAGTGCCTTTTCATATGCAACAAGTCCTTTTGTTCTTCCAGCAGTTAAATCGTTTGATAGTTTTTTATCAACCTCAGATATAATTCTTGTTATGATTGGCCATGCAACAACTGAACCACCTCGTCCTCCAGCACCAGATACTTCTATCTCAAATTTAATTGCTTTGTTTACACCAAAATTACCTGAGGTTGTGGGGTCATGTCTAACTTTTATTCTTTCTTTTAAATTTTTGCTGAAGTATAATTTAATATCTCTCGTTATTGGCTTCTTAGGAGTATATAATGTTTTCCAGTTACTAACTCCAAAGTATTTTATTCCTGCTAACTCTTTTTCTTCTTTACTTCTAACAAAGTTATAATTATATAACGTAGCAGTACCTTTTGCTTTTTTAAGTGATAATGGTAATAAGTCACCACTATCTAATAAGTCATTACAAAGTTCATTTAAGTTTAAAAAATTATAACTATCTTGAATTGCACCAGACCCTTTGCCTGCTTTAACTGATAACATTCCGACTTCTTCATCAATCGCTTTATCTGCTACATCTGAAACAAAATATATATCTGCAGGACTCCACTTATTTACATCACCAAAAACATTCTTATCATTTTTATTTGCAATCTTAAATAATGCTTCTATATTTTCCATTGCATTAGCAGAACGACTTTTATCTGCTTTTGCACCCCTAACATACATGATGTTAGACCATCTTGGTTTGTCTAGTCTTTTAAAATCTTTATCAATAGAAGTTAATTCTTTTATTATTTTTACAGCAATTAAAATAGAACTCTCATACCAATCTGGTTTTTTTATTAAGAAGTCTTCCATGTCTTTCAATGATACACCTGGCACTTCAAGTTGAGCATATGACAACTCTATTAACTTCTTATTAGTTAAACTTTTTTCGCCACCTCTTTTAAACAAAGTATAACTTGGATACAATTTTGAATTAAGATGTTTTTCTACATTTTGAACACCAACATAATCTGCCATGGCACAAAATAGTGCCTGTGCTGCTTCTGCTTGTATCGGTGAATCTGCCATAATTTCTCCTTATACTGCTATTTATATTACAGTATGAGAGAAAAGTCAAGCAGTTTTTGAGGTTTTAAATACTAATGATATTCTAAAATGTTTTGACGCTTCATGTAATCCTCTTGCCACGTGTGGGATTCGGGCATCAAAGGTTACAACTCGACCAGGTTTTGGCCAGTATGCTCTGATGATGTTTGGTTCTGAATTACCCATAGGACCATATGGTGTATCCATAGAATATGCTTGTTGTTCAGCAGTTAGATTAGGTGTCCAGAACTCTATTGTGCCACCATGATGTGGTGTGATATTTGGATTTAAGTAAACTAAAACAGTATATTGGTCTGGTGTCCAACCATCAATATGAATATCGCCAGGTTCTCCTGCATAGTGTCCATTCAAATAAACTCTTAATACTTTTAAATCTAAGTTAATCTTATCCCAGATTTCTTGTACCCAATCTTGTTCGATAGTAAATTCTTTTCTATCTTTATCACTACCGCCAAGATGTATATGCCAATATCCGTCTGTTTCTTTTTTCTCTTTTGCTTCAAAGTTAGAGTACCAACCTTTCTTCCAATCAAGGTCTTTGATTATCTTATAATATTTTTCAACCTCTTCTTTTGAGAACATATCAGAAACACTAATATTGTTAGTCCAATCACCAGTAATCAATTGTGGTTCTTTGTCTTTTGTTTGTGCTTCTAACATCTTACCTAACTCTTCCATTTAGTCCTCATCTATTATTGGATCCATGTCATCTTTGTATTCAGGTTCAGATGCTTCTTCATACAGTATCATAGTAATCAAACTATAAATTGCCATGTCCATTAAGGTGTCTTTAATATTTTCTTCTTTAAATTTGAAGTCACCTTTCTTTATGAAATTACTAATACGAGCATATTTATCGCCCATACGAATAACAGAACCTTGCCAAGCAGGTATGCCAGATAATTCTGACAATCTAAAGTTGGCAAAGATATCTTCATTCGCACCATAATCATGTCGCTTCTTATCATGCAACTCTTTAATTACATCTATAATTTCATAAAATCTTTTACTTTGTTTGTTCATTACCTATCTTTCCTAATGTCAAATGTTTAACAACTCCTCCATTCGGTGCCCATTGTTGGGTTCTTTGTTGCATTTTTGCTATCTTCATAGCGTCATCTTCAAAGACCTCTTCGGCTATAATACTTCCTGTTGGTCGTTCAATCACTAACCAACGAACTTTCTTATTTCGTTTGCTCATCTTAACATCATACTTTAAGACTTGCTTTTTTGCTCTTGCCATCTATTTCACCAATTGTATATCAGTTGCTGTTTGTTTACCTTTGTGTTCAGTTAATTCATACTGAACTGCCTGACCTATGTCAAGTTGTGTTATGTTTGCTTTTTCTAAAGCTGATATGTGTAAGAAAGCATCCTTACTACCATCATCAGGTTTAATAAAACCATAACCCTTCTTTGGGTCAAACCATTTAATAGTTCCTTGTGCCATTGTCCTCCTTTCTAAACTTTGAAGTCAGAAAACTGACCTAGTTTTTTGTTAAATTTATTAGTTGATGAATCCTTTTGACCACTATCAACTAAATCTGTTTGTGCGGATTGTTCTACATCATACAATCTCATCTTTGACCTATCAACACCAACAATAAATTTTCTGTTAAGTGTAGGGTCATTGTATCTATTCTTTAATTGTTTAACCATTATCTGGTTCTTTTCTTCTAATTCTTCACTTGATATTAAGGCAAACATAAAATCTGCTGTCGCAGGTAAACCAAAACTTTCTGATGTATCTTCAAGACCTACATCACTACTTACATAACCACCTCTTGTTGTTTGAGTAGCAGAGAAAACTGGTATATCATTCTCAACTGCAAGACCTCTTAGTTCTTCAGCAATCGCTTTGATGTAAGTATAACTATTCACATTTGCACCTGCTTTAAATCTAGCAGATGAGCATATATTTAAATAGTCAACGAATATGATATCTGGTTTAAATGATTTCTTTAGTGCCAACTCACTAATTAAATTTTTGAAATGTGCCACAGAAGCAGAAGCAGTTGGATATTCTTTGATGATTAAAGTACCTGTTGTTTTGTTTTGTAATTTATTAATTTTAGTTTCATACATTTGGTATGGTAATTCTTCTAAATCACTCATACCAACATTCAATAAGTTAGCGTCTATTCTTTCAGCGATACGTTCTTCTGCCATCTCTAAAGTTATATACAAAACATTTTTGCCTTGTAATAATATAGAAGAAGCAAGGTGTGTCATAAACAAAGTTTTACCTACACCGGTACCTGCAAGACAAATATTCAAAGTCTTATTTGGTATACCGCCTCTAGTAATCTTGTTGAAAAAATCTAAATCTAATTCAAGTCTTTCTTCTTTCTTCTTGTAAAAATCAAATCGTTCTTTTGTTTCTACAAGATAATCGTGCCCTACTTTTTGGTCAAACGATACACCTAAAGCACCAGATAATAACTCTGGTAAATATTCTGGTGTATGGTTTTTATCTTTGCCTTCTATGATATGAATACCATTTAATATGGCATTATGTATGGCACGGTCTTTACAAAACTTTTCTGTTGTTTCTACTAACCAGTTTTCGTCAATAGGTTCTTTGTTTAATGTAGATAATATTTCAGTAATCTTTTTATATTCATCATCATTAATACTTTTGTTACCATTGATTTCAATAGATAAGGATTCTTTTGTAGGTAGATTGTTATACTTGTTAATGAACTTATAAATTTCTTTGAATAGTAAACCTTCTAACTTATCAGCAAAGTATTCTTCTTTGATAAATGGTAAAACTTTTCTAGCATATGCTTCGTTATGCAATAAATTTTTAAGTGCTGTTCTCTCTATTCTTTCCATCAAGTTCCTTTTTCTCTTTTAAGTTATCATCTAACAATACCACAAGTATGTCACCAATGTGATTAATAAATTCTTGACTATCTGTATCAGCGTCAATTCTATTTTCCATAACAGTATAATCAAACTTCATAGGTAGAACACCATCAACTGCTTCTGATTCAGGTGCAAATCCTACTTTACCATATTTGTAAACTATGTCTGCATATGGCCCACTAATTAACTTTATCGCTGTAAAGTCCTCACCAGGCTTCTCTACAAAGACATAATCTTCTCGGTGTTTAGGATTGGTCGTCTTGTGTTTCTTCGGAAGTTTCAACTACATCTCCATATTTAAATTCTGTTTTAGCAGCGTCATCTAATTTTTGCAATATATCTTTTGTAAAGTATTTTTCAGGATCATTATTAATCGTCTTACCAAATGTTTTACTACCATCAGGTAATTCTATTCTTGTTGATACTTGTTTGAAAATATTATGCTTCAATGCTAAATCTAATAAACCATAGTGTCTATCTAAACCTTTATCATAAGTTAAACGAACATCTACGACTTTATTTTCTTTTGTTAATCTGGATTTATAGTTTTTACAATGTATGATATTACCTATGATTTCTGTGCCATCTTTCTCTTTTCTTTTAGAAAGGTAGACGATAGAACTAGCCGCATATTTGAGACCAGAACCACCGCCCATTTCTTTTTGAGGGAACATACTACCGACAACATCATAAGTATGGTTAGTGATTACTAGAGGAACTTTTGCCTTACCTAGTTTTAATGTTAATACTCTAAAGGCAGCCTTGACTATTTGTGCCCTTGTCATATCTTTAGTTTCTTTACCTGCTTGTGTATCTTCCATTTCTTTTGTAGTTGATAACATACCTAAACTATCTAATACTAATAGTAGTGGTTTTCTATCAGCAGGGTCTTGAGCAATATACTTATCTAATACTTGTATTGCTTGATGTCTAAATTCTTGTACAGTAGTCACAGGCATAATTACCATACGGCTACTATCTATTTCTCGTTCTTCAATAATGTCTTTGGTAACAGCACTTTCACTTTCAAAAAATATTACACCACCATCTGGATTCTGGTCAAGAAAATTCTTACACATACCTAATA